AATGAGTTTGCCATACAAAGTGCTAAAGAAATGTCTAAAACTGTTTTAAGTATGTTAAATACTGCTGATGGAGCTAAATTATATAATCCTAACCTTACTAGAGATATGGTTGACGGCTACAAAGATGTACCAGTAGGGTCATTAAGAGGACTTAGGTCCCCCGAAGATGCTATAGCTGGTGCTAGCACAGTTAAAGAACCTATAATTAAAAAATTCCATCCAGTAAAAGAATTTATAAGAATAAATAATTTATTTTTATCTTCAACAAATGAAGATGAAAGATTAAAGTATGCAAAAGAATTACTAGGTGTAAGTGCTCTAGTAATGAATGAAAATGCTAATATGCAGCAGACAAGTCAAGTGTCAAACGCAGTTAAGGATTTAACAAATGGCACTATAACTCGATTGAAGAATTTATCACCAACCATACCATCTAAAATGAGAGACGAGATAAATTTTGACGAAGAGATGTTAGTTATAGATAGGTTGAGAAACGAGGCATTACTCTTTCAATCGACTGCAGGTGGTGGTCCTCAAGCAATAAGTAAATACTTAGAGTTAAATCAAAGAGCAACTGAGTTATTCAGGAAAATAAAACCATTTGATGAACTTTCTAAATTTAAAGATAAACACAAAAATACTATTAAACTTGTGAACACTTTAGAAGCGTCTGCTGGCTTAATGGCAAAGTTTCCAACGGCTAAAAGAGCAGAATATACAGAAGTAATATACGGTGGAGAAAATATAGATGCTTTAAGTAAACAATTGAATCAAGCGTTAGAAGACAAAAATGAAGCAAAAATAGATGCCATACACAAATTAGCCGCTAAAATTACAGGTGAATTACAAGATGCTAGCCCAGGGGGGAAACAAGAAGAAATAAACTCATTAAGAAAAATATTAACAGAACAATTTACAGCACAAAAAAGGGAAGAGTCCGGTAATCTTAACGCAACATTAGATGATAGAGAAAAAGCAAGAATTGAAGACATATTATTAAACAAAATGTTTAATAATGGTGTAACTAAAAAGGTAGGAAAAGATATATTTATGCAAGTCCCTAGTAGAAATGCTGCCGGGGGCACTGAAATGAAACGTATACCTCTTAGTATAAAGGTAGACGGAAGAACGGTTAATTTGTTACCGGGTCAAGATACTACTGATTATCAAAAAAGCGTTGATACTCATGAAAAAATGGATAGGTCACTTGTTGCTATAGGTAATTTAGAAAGACTATTAGACAGAAATGGTTTGATATTAGGGGGCACAGGAGAGTTTATAAATACTGTTTATAATACTGTAGGGGTATTTGACGAATTTCTACAAGCTACTATGAACGCAAAATTCCTTTCAAATTTTACTAATCCTCAATTATTGGGGTTTCAAACACAAGCACAGATGATTACTACACAGTTCATATCTGCTGCAAAAGATGAATTATTTGATGACCCCAGACTGTCAGACCAAGACTTATCATTAGTTATAAAATATATAAGTGTGTTAAATACTCCTGCTAATGCAACAAAATTTATATCTAAAGGACAAGCAGCTGTAGCTTTGGCAGGTTTAAGAAGAATATTTCTTAAACAGAGAGTTTTACGTGCGTTAGATATGTTAGGAAAGACTGGTGCTGAAGCTTTTAGTTTTGATGATTTTAAAACTGCTAGTGTGAAGATACATAAGTTTGATGATGATGGCAAGCTAATCCCTGGAGCAACCATACAAAAAGGTCTTCAGATGGTAAACTTAGAAAAAGACAGTTTAGCTAGAACTGTTTTTATTGATTTATTACGACAAAGAGGCTTAAACGCAGCAGCCCAACAAATATTTGGTAAGTTTGAGCAAGTAGACGACCCTAATAGACCCGGTGAAAAAATAAATAAACTCGTAGGTCTTGATTACGAAAAAATGAAAAACTACTTCAACGAACAAGGGGGTGGTTACAGACATAATAAGAACAGACAACTACTAGTTGGTCCTCAAGCTGCAAATGAGTTGATGAAAGATTTAGCAGCTACGTTTGAACTTACGCATCAGACAATTAGTGAAGTTTCTGGCTATGGGGTAGTAGGAGACGCCGACAGACGTTTTGATGCAGGTGCAAATAGTGGGGCATATGGTGTGTTGTCCACCAATGTTCAAACAGAGGGATACCAACTTGATGAAGCTGCATATAATGAAAACGTAGCGAATGCAATAAGTATACTAGGTCAGGAAACTTATGACAAGATGGTAGCTGCAGGTAGAAAATTTTATGGTGTTAGGATATTAGGATGAGCAAAGACAACGATAAAGATAAATCAGCAAAAGACTTTTTGTATGCAGATGTAGACCCAGAGGTTGCATCAAACTTTTTTGAGAATGACATACTCAATGACATACAAACTCGTACCCTGCCTAGAGACGAGCGCCCAACTATAGGAGACTCTATTTTAAACTACGGTTACGAAGCGTATAAGAAAAATGTTCTTAACCCTGCAATAGATTCTATTAGTCCATTTAAGTTTCCAGAGGAAGGGCTTCAAGAAATAGATTATCAAGGTGTTTTAGATTATGTAAAAAACATAAAACTAAAAGAAGCTGATGAAGTAAGCCCATACAGTTTTGCTACTACTTTTGGTGCAAAAGTTCTCTCAAATAAAGCAAAAGATATTGATGCCCGAAACGCAAGAATGAATGCAAAAATAGAAGAGGGCATAGATTATGGGCAACAGATACGTGTGCCCATTATAGATTCACTTAAGCAGTCTTATAGAGAGGGGTCTTTCAGACCTATTACAGATGCCTTGACAAAAAATTCAGGTGCTCCTCTTGGAAACCGTCCTTATGGTATGAGTGATGTGTTGATGGTTGGCGCCTTTAAGTTAAAAGATTTACTTGCGCCTGAAGTATTATCCACAACTGAAGCAAGTGGTTTCATAGAAGACTCTTTAGAGTTACAAGGAAAGTTAGGTTTTGCAGATACAGAAGAAGAGTATATGAAAGCTTTACGAGCTCACGTCACTAAAAAGAACGGGAGTTTTGATAGAGAGATAAAAGTAACAAAAGATGATGAAGCAGGTGTTTTTGAACCAAAATATTACGTTCAAATAGAAAAAGATGACGGTACATTTACAAAAGCATCTAACCCTTTACAGACAACGTATGATTTTATGGCTAGAGCGTCGGGTCAGCTGGGATTTGATATAGCTGCAGGTTCAGTGGATATGTTGGCTGCTTCACAGTCAGCAAGAGTGGCACAAGGCGCTACAAAAGCTCTAGTGGGAAAAATACCTATAGTAGGGCAAATTGTTCCAAAATTAATGGGAGCTGCTGCTTTCATGTACGTAGCGTATTCATCTGGTGTTGCTTATGAGGAAGTCAGAAATAAATATTTAAAGAAATACTTAGGTTTAACAGATGAAGAAGCAGACGTTTTTGAAAGTATAGCTAGAGTAGGCACCGCACCTATCAGGAGTGACTTAACCGATGAAGAAATACTTAGTGCAAGAGTAACTGCTGGAGCCAACGTATTTGGTAGTGTAATAGACAAAGTGATACAGGCAGGGACTTCTTTACGCACACTTAGAGAGGGCGGATTAGACGACGTAGATGCTGCAACACTAGAAAAATTACAATCAGACTTAGCAGGTATGCAAGAAAACATAGCTATCGGACAAAACAGAAACTTTCCTCTCATAGGAAAAGGAAGCATGGAAAATCCTTACATATCGGGTAATTATAACATGGATGTGTATCCTCAAATGGTAATTGCTCAGCAAAAGAAAGAGCTAACCAAGCCGGGCGGAGAGCTTGACTTAGGGGTTGATTTAGGAACATTTCTATTACATCAATATTTTCCTAGTCCTATAATTAACAGATTTGCAATGTTTACATCACAAACTAACCCTATTATTCCTGGGGCAATGAAGTTACTTTCAAGAAAACTTGTAAATTACTCTAAGCAATTTTTAAAGCAGGAGTTAATATCATTTGATGACTATAGACAATTTAAAAACGTGTACAAACAATTAGACTCAGTCTATAGAACAATGAGTAAAGAGAGCAAAAACAGCTTTGACAGAATGGCTAAGAAATTAGGTGCATTAGATGAAACTTTTGCTATGTTACGAGCGTACGATGCTAAGTTAAAATATGATGCTGTATTCGATGCGATAGGTAACGCCTCTTATGACTTAACTGGCATTAGAACTAAACTAATAAAAACCATGTTTGAGGGTGAGGGACAAGTACCTAAGTCAGGTATGGAACTAAAGGACACACCCTTAAAAGATATAAAAGCTGCTAAAAAGAACATATTTAAGTCTGAGGGTTCTTACACACTAAATCAAATAAGAGACGACTTACTAGAACTTGGAGGAGTTACAGGAAAAGGAACTACACGTAAAAGAACATTAACTGTGAATCAAATGAGAGCAGCCACAGAACAATTTAAAGAAAAATATGTAGACTTTCTACCTAAGGACAGTGAATTATTTAAAATGTCAAATGTTCAAACTCCGGCAGAACTATTACATCAATACGCTGTACTATTAGGTAGAGTTGCGTACAAAAAATATGCAGATGTAGGAGTTAGAGAAGGTAATAAAGTGTTATTTGACCAAGCCATATCTATGAGAAATGATATACTTGACTTGTTATCTAACCCAATAGTTGGTAAAGCAGATGGCGTAAAAGCGGAAGATGTTGGTCAGATTAAAACTCTTATGGGAGAAGCAAATGATTTCTATAAAGAAACTTTAAGATTACGAGGAAAAATAGAAGAGGGTCAAACTTTTCAGAGGCAGCTTATAGCTAACTTAAAAGCAGGAGACGCATCTGATTTATTAAACAGATTACTTACTTCTCCAACACGAGGGTATGGTCTACAGACATTTCGTAATGTAGATGAACAAGTTAAGTACCTAAATAAAAAATTATTTGATGCAGGTCCTAAACTAAAAGTACGAGTTGATGGGAAGGAGTTTGAAGGCGCAACATTAAAAGCAGGCTCTTTAGATGAGTTGTTAGGTCAAAATGGACTAAATAGACTACGTACAAAATTAGCTAAATTCAATATTCAGGAAGATATGTTTGATGACGTAACGGGAGGTTTGTCAAGAACATACGAAGACTTGCAACAAGATTTTGCTGCACAACTTTATATAAAGTTAGCTAATCAAACAGGAGTGTTTCCCGGAAGAAAAAAAGATGATGTAGGAGTATCAGAGCTTTTGGAATCTTTAGATGACGACCAACTTTCTTTACTAGGTATAGACAACACAACTAAGAATTACTTTATAGATACTTCTAACGATTTAGCTAGTATATTTGACAACTCTTTTATTCAACAAACTAGAGAAATATCCGCAAAAGGTAGGCTCTTTGATGTAGTGAAAGATGTCTTTGACAAAGGAGATATGGACACCGGACTTAGTAGATTATTATTAGACAAAAAATTCAGAACTCCCGATGGTAAAGATATACCATTAAATGAATCTGTAATGATAAAAGACAATCCTTTTGAGCAAGCACAGAGAAAAGAGATGTTACGCACAGCCATACTTAACTGGATGTTTGACCCAAGCAAGGGTGGGGGGAACGTATTTAGAAGAATCGACAAAAATACACCGTTAGCTGACGCAGGCACTGAGATTATTGATGCAGGTAAATTAGACCTTTTAATGGAGCGTCTTCAAGGAAGCGAGATAGCTAAAAAGATACTAACAGAGAGAGACTTTGCCATACTAGATGTCATAAGACAGGTAGGTTTTGGATTAGCAGGCTCAGCTACGGACGCAGGTACTGCTCTATCAGGTGCTCAAATAATAGGCGAATTATTTACAATAGATGGCAGAAAGCTAATAGGAGGACTTGCTAGAATTAGAGCGCAGAAAGGCATAGCTAACTTTTTTACAAATGAAAAAGTAATAAATCTTATGACAAAAATGTCAGATATGCCGTATAAGCAAAAAGGATATTATCAACAAATATTGTTTGGGTATGGTGCTCTAGCTGATATGGCAGCTAAGATATACCAAGACAACAAAGTTGAAGAGAGCCAAGTAGAAGAAGATACTTTAGAGGGCGAACAGCCGAGCTTTGAGCAGTTTGAAATAGGCTCCTTAAATGAACAAACTAACAGACTATTAAATTAGTCAGGCACTACAACAGTAAGCTTCTCTGTCCTATCTAATATTTCTTGACCACGAGCTTTCATGCTCTTACCAATATTCATAAGAAACTGCTGACTCTCTGGTGTGACTCTATAGTCATCCTTACGCAACACTGGTATAGCGTGTTCGCCTATAAGATTGTCAACCATCTCGTCCCACGGATATACAGCGTGTGAATCCGTTTCGTGTTCACCGAAGATACTTATAGCAACACCTGTAGTAGTGGGCATCAGGCGCACCTCTACATCGCTTGTTAAATGTAATATCCTACTTGACATTATCTTTCACCGCCTTGATTACATCAGAAGAAAACAACTTCTGTATATTAAGTAAGTACATACGAGATGCCATATGGTCTCCTCCCTTTACGCTTTTAACGTAGTCAAGAGAGTCAATAATACGGCGTAGAAAAGGAGTCCGGAATACAAGTGTCGCATACGTTTCGTCGTTAATGCAGAGATTGTGAAACCAGTAATCCGATTCTGTTGCTTTGATTCCTGATGGTTTTCCATAACATTCATACTCTATCGCTATATTTCCAGACTTTTGCCAGATGTCACGCTCTGATTTAACTTCAATCTTTGCGTTTTCAAACATGTCAAGAACCTGACTTTCACGTATCTTACCATACTCAAGGTCAATGTCAAACTTCTTTCTGTCTTTTACGCTAGGTGCTGTTTTGTTCATGGTTATCCCCCTATGTCAACAATCTCACACGAATCTCCGCTACAAGCAAATGTTTGTGAAGAATTTGTAGTATCTTCCTTTTCGTAGTCTCTTAATTTAGCCCAATTTATATGACTGAATTCACTGCTAAGCTTATCGTATACGTCTTTTGTGCAATCCTGATAGGGGGCTTGCTGGTAAGTATGTTCTGAGTGTGGTAAAAAAGACACACCGGACATCTCATCAAAGTGCTTGTACACAAAAGCGCCCACTTCCATCCATTCCTCATCACGAACTGTAACAGTAACTGAGGGTTTGTGTTCACACCAGTACCTCTGGTAGTAAAGCCATATCTCTAATTGATGAGTAGCAGACATATCATGCCTTGTAAGAGCATTATCAGGTGACTTTACAGGAAAACTAAACACAGTTTGTGTATCCGGTTTCATAACATCCGCTTCGCTAGGGACTCCCTGCTCTTTTAAGAAAAGAGTAAGAGGGTCTTTATTATCACCACGCACAGTACGAATATAATAAGGACTGTGGCGAGCGTGTATGCCACTGCTTGAGTCAACAAGCTGTGATACCGTTCCGCTTGGTTTAACACACGTAATCGCCGTGCTAGGTGGTATGCCAAGTTTTTTTGCCCATTCTTTATTTGTCTCAACAGCAGCCTCCCTTAATTTTATTAAAATACGGGGCAGATATATTTTATTGCCATTAGTAAGAGAGTTGTCCATAATTCCTGTTAGTGAAACTCCAAGGAGCCTTTCTTCTTCAGTGTTATCTTTCCATATCTTTCTTAAGTAAGGAAAGTTTGTTAGTGTGGATTGAGCTGTTCCTAAAATAGTTGCTAAACGAACTTTTTTAGTCAAAGATTCGCTTGTGTCATCAGCTCTTATTACAACTTCTGTTAAGTTACAGAACTGATACGGACGCAATATTATCTCAGAACAAGGGTTGGTACCAAACTCATGCTCAGAATCACGCCTGCCGTACTTTGCTGCTTGTTTCTGAGCAGCTATTCTATTGAATATACCTCTCTCACCGGATTTACTTTCCACTAATGCAGTCCACTCACGTAAGAAGGTTTCACCATCCGGCTTATCGGTGTATGACACGGAGTTATTAGCTAGTGCCATCTGTGGAGCTGTTTCCCACCATGTGCCGCTCTTAGCGTGGCGCATACGCCCATCTGACAGATTTGATAAGCTAATCATAGCGGAGCGTCTAACGCCCCCTGAGACGACAACCTCGCCGACCTTACACATAAGATTGTGGCAGTCATAACTAGATAGCTTACGACCTGCGTTCTCACGAAATAATTTTATTGTGAATGAGAACAGGTCTACTAAAGGTGCAGGACCTGACGCTCTACCACCAAATACTTTTAGTCTTGCTCCTGCAGGACGAACCTTAGACACATCCCAGCTAGGAACTTTACCAGAATATAGTGTGCTTATCAGCTTTCTCAGAGCCTTAGCCCATCCTTCTTTACTGTCACTCACAACTATTGTCTCATCTGAGTCCACTAGCTCTGCAGGAACTTGTGGTAACTTAGCTACGTATTGCCTCTCTACAGAGAAACCCACACCAGTTCCACATAACAATATATACATAGCTTCATCAAAAGCTTTTGGGTCATCAATAGGTAAGTAAGAGCAGTTGTATCCGGCTGTGTTATCTCTCTCAAGAGCAGGACCTGCTGTCATAAGAGCTCTCATAGAGGGCATGACGTGTAAATGATATATAGCATCAAATATTTCTTCATGTATATCTGTGCCTAAATTTGCTTTACTACAAATATAATTGACATACCTAGTTACAGTTTCAAACCATGTCTCTCTACGGTTTTCATCTGGCAGCCATCGGGCATAACGAGACACTGCTATAAAATTTTGATAATCTGTTGGTAGTACGTTACTCATTTCTTCTCCTATCTTTGTTCTACGGTTACGTCTTTAACTGTTATACCAGAGACCTCATGTATTAAGTCCTCTACGTATTCTTCTAAAAGCACTGGCAGTTCCTCCAAGTCGGGTGTAAATTCCGATGAATCAATCTTAGCTATTATCTTTACGATTACTTTGACGTCTTCTCTTGGCATTGTAGTTCCTCTTTTAGTCTATTTAGGTACCAGAGGGCTTTGTCTATATCTTGAATTGACTTACCCTTATCTCTATATCTCCATAAATATTTAATTATATTACCTTTTAAATATCCACAAAATTCTATGTGAGACATGGAAGCTCTCATGGCATCAATACACTCTATGTCACCATTTGTATAATGTGGTGGATGATTAACAAAATCTTTGAATTTTATAGTCAATGTATTGTCACTTTCTCTTGTAATTGTTTCATATCTTCAAACCCTGCGCTAACTAACGTATCTGGGTCATACATAGAATAATACAAAACTCCATGTAATAGTAAAGTGTAAAATGTCATTTCATCTGGGTGTAGTGAACCGGGACTAAAATTATAACATATCTCTAAGTCATAACTACCCATACCATCCACGTTTGTGTGAACTATGAGGGCGGCATCGCCTTCTTTTAAATTAATTACTTTTTGTTTTGGCATGATACGAGCTCTATAAAATGTTCTGCATCTACAACTACTAAAGGTTTTTGTCTATTCATCTTTATAATCAACAACGGCTCGCCTTCTTTTTCTATGTTGTCGTGTGAGATAGCTTGTTCGTAGTAGTTGTATATTGTTCTAATTCTTTCTGTGTTTTTACACTCTATGTTATAGGGGAACTTTCTATACGCTGATGTTGACAGCTGTACGTCAACCCCATTTACCCCCATAGGGGTTGAGCGCACATCTAATGAGGTTAGCCTCTTAAAT